TAACAGCTAATTCTGCAACTTTAAGACCTGCACCATGTGTAGGCGCTCCAGCGCTGTTGTATAAATTTTTAATTAATATTGTATTTGCCATATTTAATCACCTTATGCAGCAGTATAAGTACCGCCGTCCATCTTTATTCCTGTCGCTTTCACTTCATCTGTGCTACTGTCACCACTAGTATCTTCAGGCTCTAAAGAACCTATTTCCGCACCGTCGTCATTATAGAATTCTATCTTTCCTTCAACACCGGAGCCTCCTCCCGTGACAACAACTCTTGGGTCAGGCATTTGGTTCTACCTCCAGTTTAGCGTCTAGTCTTCTACCAATAGCACTCCAATCAAAACTCCATTTATCTTCTGCATTTGTTTCAACCCAGAAACCATTTTCATTACTCTCTGAAATCCATACGTTATAATTCCCGTATGAAGTTAAGTTAATCGTATAATCATCATCTACCATAGCGTACCAATAATTGGGTAAATCTATGGCTACCTTACGCCTTTCGTCTTCTATATCAAAAGAACCGCGCGCGTACATTCCATACTCTGGCCCTTCTAAACACCCATAAACAAGTCTCTTACCACCATCTAATGGATGGGGTATATTAAAACTCTTAGTGTCTGCTTCTAAATGTCCCGTTATCGAGACAGCTGCATTCGATGCTGACGAATCTCCACCTGTAATAGTTAATGCTGTTGTTCCACTACTACCACTTGTACCTGCAACTGTAACAGCTGTCAAACCAGCAATTGTAGTAGAAGAAGCTCCTAAAGATATAGCTGTTGAACCAATTGTAACTGCACTATTAGAAAGTTTAGCATTAGCTATACTTCCTGCAAGCATAGTATTAGTTACTGTAGTAGTATCTCCTGTAGTTATAATAGGATAATAAGTTTCAGCTCCAATATTAGGTTGAACAGACCACTTATCAGCACTTTCATCCCAAACTAATCTAGTATTAGCGTCATCACCACGTTCTATTTCTAAACCAGCGTCTACACTAGCCGAACCACTAGCATTATAATTTAATACTACAATATTATCATTCATTGTAATTGTTTCTGTAGTTAAAGATGTAGCTGTACCTTGAACTGTTAAATTACCAGCCACTGTCAACTCACCTCCTACATTCAATGCTCCTGAAATATCAGCAGCACCATTCATGTCAATAGTAGTTGCTGTAAGGTCAATCTCATCTGTAGCGCCTACTTTTAAAACTGTTGGAGTGCCTTGTATAAATTGAGAAGTATCATTAAAACAAATCTTGTTAGTTGAATTTAAAATTAGTCCCGCTTCACCTTCAGCGGCTCCTATGATTGTATGAGTTAAAGTTGTGTCACTATTTGCACCAAAATTTAATACTGCGGAATCAGAAAGAAGTGATAAATCGTCACCTACAATTAAATCTCCAGTAGATTTTATATTTCCGTCTACATATAATTTTTCAGTAATATCATCAAAACTAAGATTATTCTCATCACCTATACCATAATTACCTGATTTATTAGCTCGAACCTTAGCGCTAGTCGCTGAAGATTGTCTAGTCCATACATCACTAGTAACAGCTAAAGAATTAATTTTATCATATATTGCGTTCTTACTTGGGGCTTCAGTTGTAACTGCATCCCAACCTGAACCAAAAGCATCATCACTAATTTTAGCTTCTATTCTTCTTGTTACATATTGTTTAGACATTAACCTGTCGTCCATAACTAAAGAATGTTTTCTGGTGGACTGGTTTTCAGCCCCGATTCCTCCAGCTGGTTTTCCTTGTTTAGACTTAGCAACAGGCATAATTTAATCTTCTCCGAACTAACCCTTGCGGGGTAAGTGGCTGGTTTTGATTACCGTACCAGCCAACGGTTATTTTTAGTCTACGAAGTTATGCTTAATCGCCAATGACGATAACGCCAGCTTCTGGACGAATAACTTTCAAACCATATCTCATGGACATGTATGAACCTGTTATTCCAAAACCTGGGTTTGCCTCTTCAACTGTTAGTCCACGTCTTTCGACGTAGGCCATAGGCTTCATTGACATGTCAAATACACCGAATCGGTTCTTTGGTATGTAAGCGTTCATTACGACATTTAATCCGTAAAGTTGACCTACAACGCCAGAAGCCGCTGTGTTATTAACATAGTCTAGACCACCTTTTGGCGAACCGCCAGCGGCATCCGCTGCGATTGCGAAAGGGGTCGTGAAGTCTGCTAAGTTCAAGAGTGTTTTGTAGTGCATTGGGGAAATCATAACGGTATCTGCGTTAAGACCTTTTGAACCAATAAGTTCCATAGCATTGGTTAAATCCTGTAAAGAGATATCACCAGTTGTGCTAACAGTTCCACTTGCGTCTGAAGCAAGTATGTAGTGAGTACCAGTTGAGGCTGGACCTAAATTTGCAAGGTCGTCCTTGCTGTAGATACCATACTCAGATACTCTCAAATCTGCTGCGCTGTCGAGACCACCGCTTCCGTTAGTGTCCAACTCTCCAAAGAACCCACCGTGTGGGTTGTTTGTGAAAGATGTAACGGATGCTTCTTCATCAGTTGATGCAATGCTTGTGGCACTTATACCGGTACCAAAGGTTGAATCACCTATACCGAATAATGCCTTTACAAAGTGTTCCGTAACGTGTCGCTCAACTGCTCTACGAGCTTCGTTGAGAGCGATTTCCATTTCTGAGAAACGGGAATCTTCTAACATTCTACGGGTTACTCCTACTGCAATACCCCATTCCTTCACGCTAACACGCTCATTTCTGAGGTCAGTGTGTTGGTATGCGGGTGTCGCTCCTTCTTCTAGCTGCTCAAGCTTCATGCTTGGGCGCTGAAATGTTATGTCAACATCTCCACCAGTTTCAGTCGTAAAGTTTTCCGCGAACATAGATACAACGGGCATATTCGTGACTCTGTAGTCCTGAATTGCGTCTTTGTAATCTATTAATACACGGTTTGCTACTCCTGAAAGTTGTGTTGATGCTGCTCCTAAATGTGCTGTTACCATATTTCATATCTCCTTATAGAAGCATGCACTTGGTTAAACCTGCTGCTGCGTTGTTCTCGAGAGTTACAGCTACAATTTTGTTGGATGCTGTTGAGTTGGACCACTCATCGAGTTGTCCAGCTGTTCCATCAACCATCAAATTTATTCCTGCTGTTTCATCTGTACATAGTATGTACAAGACTACTCCTCTTCCAGATACAACACTTACTAGGTCACCAGACGCTGCGTCCGCTAATGCTACCCCAATTACAGGGTGTTCATCATCTGTTGCCAAAAGAGCAGTCATATTAGCAGCTGTGGAAGCTTTTAAAACTTCCCCTGCTGATATTGCTTCTCCGGCTAAGAAATTGATAATACGTGCGGGTGCTCCGCCATCGTTTACTAATATTCCTTTTACTGCTGCCATATTTAATCACCTTTTTGTTCTTCTTCTAACCCTTTGAAGGTAATCTTTCCGTCTTCCATCGCAAATATGCGGTGGGCATCTTCAGATTCTTCAACTGGCTTTTGTTCAGCATCTCGGGCTTTACCCTTACCGAAAGTTCGTTCTGTCTCTTCTGGGACAGAAACCCCTTCCATTGCGATGCTGAAACCTTCTAGCTTAATCTCGTCCCAAGCTGAAAGCTCGCTCTTTCGTGCTTCCAATGTCTCGTCACTTAATGTACCAAGGAGGGTTTCTTTATTGATAATTGAATCAATGAAACTAGTTACACGAACCTTTGCAGCTTCTGTGCTTCTTGTTTCTTCGGCCTCCTCAAACTTGGTAATAGTTACGAGAGCATCTTCGTACTTTGAGTTGAGCTCTGCGTGGGCTGATTCCATATCTGCAACCTTGCTCTTCATAGAAGCGAATTCACGCTCTACGATAGGGCTAGTTTCAGATTCTTTAACTGTTTCTTCAGCCATATTTATTTCCTCGCTAGTTGACCCGTCTGTTTCACAGGTACAAGCTTCCTTATGGTCGCCTCCGCAACCACAAGATTCTTTCTCTTCATGTCCGTCACATTTCTTTCCTATAGTACATGCGTCACAAACTGGCGTGCGGGTTTCATTATCAATGAAACTCACCTCGATTGGACGAATGTCCGTAGCGAATGGCTCTCCCATAACGTCTAAGTCCTTGGATAACCAATCTATACTTACATGCGTCATTTCGCCATTTTCTATTTTCTTTAACACTTCATTGGCTTTAGCTGCATCCTTATGGACACGAGCTAAGAGCTTAACCGCTTTTACACCATCATCCAGCTCTACGTATTCTGGATTAATAGCTACACCCAGTAAATCCTCGGGTGTTCGCTGATGGTTATAATAAACCGGAAGCTCGTTAAAAGCTTCTATATTACTATTTAATATACTGGGTTCTATATAAACCTTTTGGTCACCATCCACATCATGTGCTCCAGATGTGATAGCGTATACAGGGAATTCATAACAATCATCTTTATTATCTAAATCTCCAATCTCTAATGCAAACGTACGCTTAATTTCTTCTCTGGTAATATCTAAAGCAAAACTTCTTTCCGCAAATTCTCCTTCATTTACTCTTGTACGGCACATATTAGTTGCCATTTCTTGATAATTATCAAAGCCTCTCTTTTTGAGTCTTATCGCAGTATCTATTAAACATTCTTCATATAAAATCTTATCTGCTTTATCTAATTGCTTTGATTTCATTTTTCTCTACTCCCTGTTTTGTTTGCTGCTGGTGCCATACCTATTGCTTTATCACTGGCCCTATTTTCTGTTCTTTGAGACTCTTCTTTCTTATCTTGGTCTTTTCCTCCAGAAATGTTTACTTCTGGTTCTGTAGTCTGTAATTCTACAACACCGTCTGGATTCAGTCCCCTTTCTTTTCTAACTTCTGAAGGTGAAAGAACTCCTTCTGAAAGGTATACCATATCTGTCTTTGCTTTCACAAAGGCATCAGCAACATTAATTTGCCTGAATTTAAATCTGGCAGTACCACTATATAATTGTGGCATTAATTGAGAATTAATAGCTGCTTCTACAGCAGCCTGTAAATGTTTAACATAAGGTTCGAAAATGGGTCTTGCCTGTTCTGGTTTCTCCCACATCGTTATAGGTACTTTCAACGCTATATGTATCTTCTTAAGAATATCGTCTGTATACTTACCATATTCAAACGCACGTTGTGTACCTTGTAATTCTTTAACTTGTATATCATTACCATGTATAATATCTTCACCAGGTTCTAATCCGTTAAAGGCTGTAAGTACTTCATTAATCTTGTCAGCATTATAAGGCATATCGGGAAGTCCGCAGCTAATATCAAAGCGACTATTAGCGTATTTGTTGAGAGCAGCTCCGATATCCCGTTCTGCGTAATCTTTAAGGTCAACCAAATAAAGAATTGGATGGATGTCAGATAAACCATAAGCGTAATCATCGAACGAGTTATTTTTGTATTCAATAATCTCCTTATCTTCAAACCTAACTGATTCTTTGTCATCTCCTAACTCCTGATAATAATACATTATCTGTCCATTACTATCTCGTTGTACAAACATATTCAAAGAAGAACGTAAAACTAGATTGTCTCCTGTCCATTCCATGTATGATGTACCAAAGATTCTTCCATTCCTTAACCACCCATATAAAGTTTGTTCTAAGTTTATCTCATCAAACATAAGGGCTATAGCCTCGCGTTCTACATCATCGTCTGTAACTATGTCATAGCCGTCTTTCGCCGCATATAAACAAGGTAAGTCAATAAGGGTCCTCACAATTGGGTCCGCTAAGTAAACACTCATATAGGTTTTAGGGTCACCGATTTGAGGTTCATGGCTTGCTGCACCAAATATTCCACTCGTTCTATTGTCTTGGAGTTGAATGCGTCTAATTACGCCTTCTCCGAAACTGCGAGGGTCGTCCTTTAAAAAAGGAGGATTGGTGCCTTTAGTGGCATACTTGCGCCTATTCCAAGGCAGGTAATCACGTAGAGCCATGGCTATCGTATACTATTATATAAACCGAGTATTTAAAGGTTTCGCTCATATTCCGCCCGGTATATGCTTATTTACCCTATTTTTCATGCCTCCGGTCTTAAAAACGGAAGGTATAGACTCACTTCTATTAACTCTAGGGGTTGGTGT